ATGGTCATGCCGGACGATACTTCTATTCAACGGGGACTGCCACACGTTACTTTACCGCCGATGAATCTTTTGTTTGTGAAATAGATGATCTTGCTGGAACTGCACTAACGCTTCAAAGTTCATCTAATGCACAAAGAAACTTTGACGTTACATGGGCAGTTGGTGATTACCAACTAGAACCAACTAACGGTGTCGTAGATGGCTTAGTTGTTCCCTATACACGCATACGCGCAGTCCAAAACTATTTGTTTCCAATTCAAGGTGGTGATGCTTTGGTTAAGGTAACTGGAGTATTTGGTTGGCCTTCCGTTCCAACTTCAATTACTCAAGCCTGCGTCATTCAGGCAAGCAGAATCTTTAAGCGTTTAGATAGTCCATTGGGCATAGCTGGATTTGGTGACATGGGCGCAATGCGAGTTAGTCGTTATCTCGATCCAGACGTTGAGCAACTTGTTGCGCCGTATCGCAGAATGCGTAACTTGGTCTAATGGCTTCGATCACAGAACTACGCGCAGGTATTAAAACAAACCTTGCAACAATCAACGGTCTAAGAGTTTCTGATTATCAGCCAGACAACATCAACCCACCAGTTGCAATTGTCTTTCCAGTATCACTTAACTATGACGAAACCTTTTATAGGGGAATGCAGACCTACACATTTGCCGTTCAAGTAATTGTTGGTAAAGTATCAGAACGATCAGGTCAAAGCACAATAGATGCTTATTGTTCAAGCACCGGATCGAACAGCATCAAATTAGCGATAGAATCAGACAAGACCCTTAGTGGCAATGCGTTCGCGGAAAGTTCCACCGAATGCAGTTGTTTCTAAATCATCGGATGATAAAGCCAATTCAACTTGATTAAGTGAAGTCGAAAAGTTTGTGCCGTTAATGGTCACTTTGTAATCGGTAGCTGCGAATTTCGCCATGCTGTTTTGCTCCTAGTCTGCGTAGCAGAGAACTACGAACTCTGCCGATAAATAGTTTACCTCACCAACAATTAGTTCCCCATAGTTACGCATATCCGTAACTCGTAGATCGAACGCCTTGCCAGCAAGAGTCTTATCTGATTCTATCGCTAGTTTAATACTATTAGCCCCGGTGCTTGAGCAGTAAGAATCTAACGTGCTTTGTCCTGATCGTTCTGAAACCTTGCCAACAATTACTTGAACCGCAAAAGTATAAGTCTGCATTCCTCTATGAAAGGTTTCGTCATAGTTAAGTGAAATGGGAAAGACAATCGCAACTGGTGGGTTGATGTTATCCGGCTGATAATCGGAAACTCTAAGACCATTGATAGTTGCAAGATTTGTTTTGATTCCTGCGCGTAGCTCTGTGATCGAAGCCATTAGACCAAATTACGCATTCTGCGATATGGCGCAACAAGCTGCTCAACATCTGGATCAAGATAGCGACTAACACGCATTGCACCCATGTCACCAAATCCAGCTATGCCCAATGGACTATCCAAACGCTTAAAAATTCTGCTTGCCTGAATTATGCAGGCTTGAGTTATTGAAGTTGGAACGGCAGGCCAACCAAAGACTCCAGTTACTTTAACTAAAGCATCCCCACCTTGAATTGGAAACAGATAGTTTTGAACCGCCCGTATGCGTGTGTATGGCACAACTAATCCATCTACTACACCATTGGTTGGTTCTAGCTGATAATCACCAACTGCCCATGTAACGTCAAAGTTTCTTTGTGCATTAGATGAACTTTGAAGCGTTAATGCAGTTCCAGAAAGATCATCTATCTCACAAACAAAAGATTCATCTGCGGTGAAGTAACGTGTAGCAGTTCCCGATGAATAGAAATATCGCCCAGCATGACCATCAATAGCGCGAGAAGCAGATTCAACTGCCATCTCTAATAACGAATCATCAACGCTATCTTGAATGCGAGCTGCTGCCTTGATTTGTGCAAGTGTGCAATAGCCATTTGTGATTGCCAAAGTAACTCCTAAGTCGTATTTATTCTACCAACTCAAAACTTAGATAAGTTTTCTAAAGTCCTAATTCTGCTCTTACTTGTTGGATATGTGCCTTACCAATCGAATCATGGTCTGATGGTCTGCCTATTCCACTCATTGTTACCCTGCCGTATCCAATGTCATAAATACAACGAACGGTTGTCGCGTGAAAGGGTTTCGCTCCAGCTGCTACACAACGAATGTAAAGTTCCCAGTCATCAAATATTGCGCCTTTAGTATGTCCACCAGTTCGTTCAAATAACTCTCGCTTGATTGGTGCAGAACCGGGGCAGGTCATTTGGCTAGGTATCAATTCAGGAATCCATCGACCTTCCATAATTGAACCATCATGCTTCAGTTGTAACTTGTCAATGTAGATATCGCATCCTTTTGCATCGGCTTGATCTAGTTCATCGAATGCGCCCGGTAGATAGCAGTCATCAACACCAATAAGCGAGAACCAATCGGCAGTTTGTTCTGTTTGGATTCTAAGCATGAAGTCTGCAAACTCGCCTTCCATCTCGATAATCTTGGTTATGTTTTTATACTTTTGTGGAATCGCTGAATGCACTAATTCTTTATTTTGTGCATCGTGCGCAAGCACTATTGAATCTGGTTGCCTAAGAAGTGATTGAACACCTGTCCAATAGGTAGGCAAAAACTCACTATAAGTTGTGCCAAATAAACAAACACCTAAACCAAGTGTTAATGAATCACTTTTCATTGTTGCACCAATCGCCAAAAGGTATCCCCTGCATTATCGATCATGTGTCTTAAGTGATCCGCATCTGCCCAATCTTCAACGCTGGTAATTCCTACATTCTCATTTGTGTGAATCCTGCAACCAGAAAGAACAGCTTCCATAACTGCGCGACATTCTGATTCAAATGCTAAAGGTAAATGAACAAACCATTCTGATCTAGCCATTGCATCTAATACTTCATCACGTGATACGTTACTAAGTGCTTTGAATTTGTAACCTGCCTGCGATGCCCAAATCTCTGCTTTTAGTTTTCCTTTTAGTGGATGACTACGCGCTGCCCATAATGCAAACGGTTGTTTGTCCAAATGGTCATAACATTTAGAAGTGTCAAAGTAGCTTAGAACCTGCGCCGTCTTGCGTGGCTTTGCCCAAGATAATTCTCTGCGCATATGTGCCGGGGTATGGGTTACGAATAAGCGACTGCCTGCGATCAAGGCCAACAATCCTGCGCGTGGGGTTTGTAGGTGATGCACGAACACGAATGGGTCATACTGACTCAGGCGGTTCAGCTGCTGTTCTGTGAACAAGTCTGTACCTGTTACAACTATCGAATCGAATTGGTCTAGGTCATACACATCGAAGGTATATGGCGTGACTATCTGAATGTTAAAGTCCAAAGGTGCTTGCAAGCGGTATTCGTAATCTGACATTTCTGCCCCACCTGCGAACTGCCCTGTGAATAGTCCTGAAACGCTCTCAGACGAACGTAGAGCCACGTTAGGGTCATTCTCTATGTGATGTGTATACCAACCTATTTTCATGCTGTAGGGCGTTCTGTGCCTTTTGCACCAATTACTTCTAAAGCAGGTTTCCAATGTTTGTTGAAAACGTAATCTGCGTTATAGCCACTTGCAAACTCGATTGCCTTTTCTGATCTACCGCGCCCACGTTGGTAAGCCTGTTCTAGTGCATCGACAATTCCGGGAACGCTAGGCATATGAAACCAAGCAGATTGTGGTGCATCCCATAAAGGCTGACCATCAACTAACCAACCATCACCAACGAGTTCCGTTGAAGCTGCAAAGTCAGAAACGATTACGGGAGTTCCACAAGCCTGCGCTTCAACTGTTGGAACTCCAAAGCCTTCGCCGTAGCTAGTGGCAAGTAAAACATCCATAGCGGTATAAAGCGTTGCCAAAGTTGGTTGATCTATTCCTGTTCTAAGTAGATACGGATCAACAAATGAATACTGATGTTCTTTAATTCCACAAGACAAAATAAGTTCTTGAAGTTTGATTCCGCCTAATGAACCACTTGCGTCTGTATGTAGGTATAGAACAACGTCATCGTGCATCTGCGCGAACATACTAAACGCCAGAATGTTTTCACCAAATGCTTTGCGATTAGGTGATACACCTTTGTTAGCCGCATTCATTCCAACAATAAATACATCGTCACTAGCACCAATAAAATCTCTGCCAGTTGTTCCCTTGTGTCGCTTCATTGGCTTAAATGCTGAATCAACTGCATGAGGAATATATAACGCTTCGATACCTACGTTTTCTAACATGGCCTGCCCGTACTGGCTCATTGCAATTGGGGTAACAAAATCCTGTCTGCACCATGCTGCAACTTGTGGTGGTGCTGGAATGTGATCAACTGGAACCCAACTAGCAACATTCCAATCTGACCAACGATTACCCTTTAGAACCCATGCATCGTAAAGAGTAAATAGAATGTGATTTTGTTTTGGGTTTCGTTGCGCCCAATCAAACATATGAGCAGGAATCACATCATTGGAATACATATCTGCACCGCGTTGATAAATTGGGATGCCGTTCCATTCGCTATTGCTACCTTCAAGTCCATAGTTATTGAAGATTGCTACGTTGTGATTCATTGCTTTCATACGGCTAGTAACTTGAGCAGTTGCAACTCCGTAGCCTGTGTTCGCCCAAGGCGCGTTAGACACCCAACCAATACATAAAGAATCCTGCACAGATAATCCTTTGTTCGCAGTTAGTAGAAACTTATCTTAAAACCTGCCCAAACAAAAGCAGAACCCCACCAAGCCTGCGCTCCCGGTGGGGTTCTACGTTTAGTGTTTCCTGATTAGGAAGCGGCACCTACAAAGTACTTAACGTGTGAAGTTTGTGGCAAGTTGCCATCAACACGGAAAGTAGCTCTGAATGTGATTAGGTCATTCTGGAATGCGTAATCATCTGAACGATCCAAACGAATGCCACCAACAGAACGAACGTAGTAGCTAGGTAGGTGTCCGAAGATAACCGACTTTGCACTTGTTGCTGCGTTAGCCATTGCTGGGTTTTCGTAGATTGGGTAACCAAGAAGCAAGTCACGAGCTTCAGCGGTTAGTGATGGTGAGAATAGGTAGTTGCCTACGCTGTCCTTCAGTTTACGAACGCGACCGATAGTCTGTCCGTTCATCTGCCAACCAGTTCCCGGCATTGTGCGACCTGCAACATCTACAGAGTAAACCAAGTCAATTAGGTTATCTGCGGTGAATACGCCTGCTACACCAGTTCCGCCTGTGATACCTGAACCTGCTGCGGTTACGATACCTGTTGGCTGTACTGTTCCAGTTCCAGTTGTTAGTGCTGTATTTACTGCATAGCCAAGTGAGTTTCCAACCTGTGTTGCAAGGAATCCTAAGATGTCCACGCCTGAATCGGATACCATTTCACGGCTGATCTGGGTTAGGAATGAATACTTGTAAGCATTCAATGTGATGAAGCTGTTAAAGGTCATGTCGGATTCTCCGATTGCATTTCCTTCACTAGTTACAGTTCCAGTGGAGCGAGTTGCAAGAGATGGAATCTGCAAATTTTCGCCACCGGCGGTGTTGATTGTGGTTGATGTTTCCAACATTGGGCCTACATAACGGGCTAGATCAATAACTTGATTGTAGAAAGATGTTGGTACTGGTGCTCCAGTTGATGACTTAAGAATGTCGCGCTTCTCAAATGAAAGCGAACGAACATCACCAAGAGCAAGCGAACGAATCATTTCTGCTTCATCGGTGCTGCGGGCTTCAGTCTTTGCCTGTGCTTCGAAACCTTCCATTGCTTCAGCTGCGCGAGTTTCGCGTTCTACTGATGCCTTGATGGTGTCGATTGTGGCCGCGCGCTGATCAAGATCAGCCATGATGCGGTCATACGTTTGGTTTTCTTCTGCGGATAGATCGCGCTTTTCAGCTGCTGCTGAGTCAAGAAGAGCCTTTGCTTCTTCCCAAGCCTTTGCACGAGCTTCCACTTGCTGACGAATGTAGTCAGACATAGTTACTCCTAAAGTGTTTGATTGGATTGGACTTACAGTTTCTGCGTGGCTCCACGACAGTTGCGCAATAGCGGCTCCGCATAATGCTTATCTAATTATGTCACAAATAAAAACAGACCTACATCCTTCCCCTGATGCAGGTCTGTCTATGAGAAAGATTACAAGGCTTTTAGCATTAGATCAAGTTGCTTACGCTTAATCTCAAGTAGATCATTTTGATTAGGTTCTTGTGAACGCAATTTGGAAACAACTTCACTAATCAAATCTGCGTGATTAGCTTCTAAAGTTTCACCTGCTTCTAGTCTTGAGATCGCATCGCTTAATGCATCTACATCTACGGCAGTACGAGTTGCAAGAATGTCTAATGAACGAACGCTTGCAGTTGTCGCTTCGTAAGCAGGGAATCCAGTAACAATAGAAACTTCATGTAAACGAACTTGGTTCAGTTCACGAGTGTTTCCATCTTGACTCCATGTATCACCTTTAGGTGGAACACTAAAGCCAAATGACATTGAAGATACATCGCCACGTTTCATAAGCACAGATAGATCGCGCCCGGCAGTTGTATCTGGTAAATCGGCAGTTGCTAGTAATCCGCGTGAATCTTCAGTTAGTCGCAAAGTTCCAGCACGAGTTGAACCTAGAACTACGTCTGTATTGTGGTTCATAAATAGTTTAATTTCATTGCGCGACTTTAGAGAACGCTTAAATGCGCCTTCTTTGATGACTTCAGTAAACGGCAATGGCTCACTAGGGGAATTGAATACGGCTGCGTATCCTGTAAAACTCATACCATCGCTTGATGATTCAGCTGCTCGAATGTCAAACTCAACATTATTAACGCGGCGTTCTACCGTTGTTTCCATTGACTGCCCTTCTTTACTTCTTAAGTTTAGCGTTACTGACTTCCATCTAGAATTCATCTCTGCAACAGTTTCAACCATAGGTTCTTGAATCCCTAAGTAACTTTCAGGAATTACCCAAAGTTTGCAGATTGCTTCAGGCTCAATCATCCCTTCGACAATCTGACATTGTTGAGCATTCTCGTTATAGAAAACACAATTGTTACAAACAAGACCATCTGCCTTAAATGGATTATTAGACGCAGGTGCGTAGTGCGCTCCATCTGCATCTGTTGATTGATTGAACATTCCATATTCCAATGCAAGATTTGCTTGATTTTCAGCCTGCTCTTGTTGGCGTTCGTTAAGTAAATCCCATTCAGCTATATCGCGTACTTCATAACTGGTCATTGTTTTGCTCCTATTTGTTTGATCAATTTTAACGCGATTAGAAACGCTTTGTGCATAATCTAGAACTCGTTGTGCTTGTCTGCGGTTTGAACCTGATCCCCAAAGTAAATGAGCAACCACGCCCGGACTTGGATAATTAGGGGAATCTGGTTTTGCATCTGGCGAATCCAGATCGCCAATGTGTCGTGCAATCCAAGCTGCTAGTCGAACCCATTTATCATCTGAAACTTTTCCATCTGCCATAAGTCGTGCTTCGCGTATAGTTCTTTCAACTAAACCTTGACCGCCTTTTCCTTCTGCATAATAAGCAAGACCACGCCTAGCGTTGGCTCTCATGTAAGCAGGTGCATCCTGATTTATGGCGCGAGATTCTAAACTTCGTGTCATTGGAACATCCGTAACATTTAGAGCAGTAATTCCTAGATCACGATAAGCGGCGCGATTATTGGCATTGTTATCTATTGCAAGAATGACGTTGTATTCCTTAAGCAATGATTCTGCTGTCGCTTTCTTAAATGCAACTGTATCTGCTGAGCTTCCGGGATTCATAAATAAACGATTATATTTCACGCCTAAAGATTTTAGTTCTGCACTAGTTTCATCTCGTGTTGAATTATTGCGCCCTGTAACTATAAAAATTTTCGTATCAGTCATTGCTTTTATATAGTCATTAGTTTTTTGAATCAAACGACCACCAGAAATAAGTGTTCCGTCAATGTCCACAATTACAGCTAATGGGCCAGAATCAATACGTTCACCGCCGGGTTGCATATCCTCAGCTAGTGAAACTGCAACCATCTGATCGACTGCATCTTGCTTTGTAGCATGACAACCAATGACTTCGCCATCTTCTTTTATAGTTGCCCAACCTGCACAATCTTGTGCCTTATCTGTTATGAAGTAAGGCATTAGTTAGCCAACTTCTCTAGGGTTGCGTATTCAAATGTGTAAGTGTTTGAAGCGTTGCCAGAAATGATTGTTGCTTCAACTTGATTGGCAACAGTTGTATTGACTGCTACAGCCGTTGTAAATGAGTTATCTCCACCAGTTGTAGTTACGTCAATCTTTCCAACACCGCCAACAGTTCCAGATGAGCCAGAAGTACGAACAGTTACCAATGCTTCAAACTTGTAAACGCCAGTAGTTGTTGAGGTTGTTGTTGTAGAGAATGGTTGGTTTCCAGTTAATGTTGTTGTACCAATGCGAATCCTAAAAGTGGTAGTTGCTGCGTTTGCGCCAGCACGAGTTGCATAACCGACAAATCTAAATGTATCGCCAGCAACAATGCTGTTAGCAGCGGCAGTAAATCCAACAATGCGAGTTTCAGTATTAGCAATAGCGGATGTGGCGGCAGTTAGTTTTGCAACAAGTCTGTCAGAGTTTGCCTGAACATATTCAGTGGTAGCAATTCGAGTGCTGTTGGTTGCTCTTGCAGCCGTTGTTGCTAATGGTGCACCAGTTAATGATGGACTATTAAGTTTTGCATAACCTTGTGAAATGACATATTCAGTCGTAGCAATCTGTGTGGTATTGGTATCAACAGCAGCAGTAGTTGATAACGGAGTTCCAGTAAGGGTTGGGCTTGCAAGTTTTGCGTAGTTTTGATTTAAAACAAAAGCAGTAGTAGCAAGTTGTGTTGTAGCGGTATCAACGGCAGCAGTTGCCGCAGTTGGTATGCCATTTAATTGAATGTTGGTTGTTGCACCAGATACAGTAGAACCAATGGTTATATTTGTAGTTGAACCAGAAAGACCTTGTGTTCCAATGCTTACTGACTTAACAACACCTGAA